GTTTTGCTAAGGAGTGGGATCGTCGTTGTGCTGAGTTGAATATTCATCCTGAGCGTACGCAGTCGGTGATTGATTCGTTGCATCAGCAGGCTGTGGGTGGGTCTGTGCAGGCTGCTTCGTTGTATTTGCAGTATGTGGAGAAGTTTACGCCGAAGCGTAAGGTTGTGGTGGATGAGCGTGAGGTTTCGGGGTTGTCTAATGACGAGTTGGTTGAGGAGTTGGAGGCTCAGGTGCGGCATTTGAGGGTGGTTGAGGACGTTGGCTAGGGTTCGTCGGGTTGGCCCGGATTTGCCGTCGGGTGTGCGGCGTCCTGATCGTGCTGTGTCGTTGCGTGATGTGCGTGAGCAGCCGGTGCAGACGATGGGGTTGGGTCAGGGGGGTGCCCCGGGTAAGTTCGGGGGCGGTTACGGCGTTCATACTCGTATCAGTGAGTTGGATGGCGAGTATCGGGTTCGTTTGTTTATTGATGGTGAGTATCAGGCTGGTGCCGATTATTTTACGGACGATGTGGCTGAAGCGCATGAGACTGCTAAGGCCATGGAGGAGGACGCTCATCTTTCGGATAAGGATTCTGATGTGGCTCGTGATGAGGCGCGTGATTTTGTGGAGGACGCCATTATGCGTCCCGATTTGGATGAGGTGGAAGTCCCTGAGGATTTGGTTGCCGATGATGCCCGTTTGCCTGTGGAGGAGATGCGTGGTTTAACAGCGGATGAAGCATTCCGCCAGCACTTGGCGATGAGTGGCCGTGCAGACCCGAATCAGGGCGAGTTGCCGGGTACTGGTGGTGTACGCGAGCAGATTGCGGGATCTAAGGAGAATGTGCGGCCTAAGACCCCGGAGGAGCAGGAGGCTTGGGAAAGGGAGTTGAGGGAAAGGTTTGCTCCTAGGCCGGAACCTCAGGCGGCGCCGCCACCCCCACCGCCTCCGCCGCCCAGCAACAGGATTGCTTCACTGGTTAGTCAAATGTCTGGGCCGGATTTTGATGCGATTGAGGAAGGCGACTACGGAAGTACTCCGTGGTGGGATTCCGTTCCGGGGTTGGATGATATACCGGAGTTTGATGACCCCTACGGTGAGGAAGGCGAGTTTAACCCGTGGGACCCGGATGCCCGTTCGATGGATTCGCAGATGTTGGCCGATTTGAACATGCGGCGTGCCCAGCAGGACCAGCAAGGCTATTTCGGTGGTTTGGGTGATGCTGTGTCGTCGCTGACTGATACCGTGTCGAACATGTCCAACACTGAGCGTGCAGGGCTGGTTGCCGCGTTGGTGGCTGCCGGTATCATAACGATAGGTTCCGGCGGGACTATGGCACCGGCTGGTGCCGCCCTGCTGGGTGGCGCTGGCTTGGGGGCGTTGAGCAGTGCCCCGTAGCAGCGGGTTTGATCCTGACGATGACATGGCGTGGCGCGAGGAGGCTTTTGGTGAACGTCCTGTATTGGGTCCGTGGGGTGATCCGTTCCATGGCCCAGATGTTGATGAGCCCTTGGAGTGCGGATTGGAGAACCCGGAGGTTTGCGAGGCATGCGATTGATGCATGCGGCTGCGATTGTCGGTATTGCCGTCGGGGTCTTTGCTTGTGCAATGATGGTGCTTGCAGTGGGTCGCGTTATTGAAGAAATCTTTAAATGAGCCGCCTTTCTGAACTCCAGAGGGAAGCCGAGTGGCGGCGTTGCACGGATGACGAAAAGTATTTTTTGGAGCATTACTGGTATATTGCCCATCCGGCGCACGGCAAGATCCTGTTCAAGTTGCGTAACGCCCAGACTGAGGCGTTGGATCATTGGGAAGATCACCGTTACAGCCTGACCCTCAAGGCCCGTCAGATCGGTTGGACTACGCTGGTGGCTGCCCACCAGTTCTGGTTGGCGTACTTTCATCCGGATCAGAACATCATCGACCTGTCGCGTACGGAACGCGAGTCGGTGTTGCTGCTACGCAAGTCCAAGTACGGGTTTGGGCATTTGCCGGATTGGATGGTGGAACGTGGCCCGGAGTCGCTGGTTGAACATCAGCAGAAGATGGCGTTCGACAATGGAAGCATGGTTACTTCGATGCCTTCGGCATCCGATCCTGCTCGCGGCGAGTCGGCATCGCTGGTTGTGGTTGACGAATGGGCGTTCCTGCCGAACCCTGAGGAAGCGTGGGCTTCCATAGAGCCGGTTGCGGACGTTGGAGGTCGCATCATCGGGTTGTCTACGGCGAACGGGTCGGGCAATTTCTTTCACGAACTCTGGGTGGGGTCGTCAACTGGTGCTAACCGGTTTGAACCCATGTTTTTTCCTTGGTCTGCCACGGAAGATCGGGATGAGTCGTGGTACCAGTCGAAACAGGAGTCGATGCTGTCGTGGCAGTTGGCTCAGGAGTATCCGACGACGCCGGAGGAAGCGTTCATAAAGTCTGGTAATCCGGTGTTTGACTTGGACGTGTTGGAAGACATGAACGCTATGGTTGAGCCGGGTCAGGCCGGGTATTTGTGGGAACCGTACAAGCGGACGGTGGAATGGCGTAAAGATGTTCACAGTTTGGCGTGAACCCCAACCCCAGAGGGCCTATTGTTTGGGGGTTGACACTGCTGAGGGTTTGGTTCACGGCGACTATTCGTGCATTCAGGTTTTGGATGTGCGCGGTGGCGAGCAGGTTGCGGTATGGCACGGGCATATTCCGCCGGACACGTTGGCCCACGAGGTGTACATGATTTCGTTGTGGTACAACGATGCTTTGACGTGCGTAGAGTCCAACAACCACGGTTTGACGACGATCACACAGTTGCGGCATCTGGGTCATCCGAACCTGTTCAGGAAGAGGACTTTGAACCGTTCCATTACGAAGGTTTCGCAGGAGTTTGGGTGGAAGACGACTAGGACGACGAAGCCGCTGCTGATTGACGACTTGGGGATGGCGTTGCGGTCTGGCGAGTTGACGATTCACGACCGGTACACGTTGGCCGAATTGAGAACGTACGTACGCAGCGAACGGGGTTCCATGGGCGGATCGCCTCACGACGACCGCGTTATGGCGTTGGCGTTGGCGAACGAGATGCGGCAATACGCGTTTATGCCCGAGTTTGCACCGAAGGTGGACGACTACTGGACGATTGATTGGTTTGCCCGGATGGTAAAATCCGACGAAAATCAGGATACTCGTATCGGAAGCCACACGGTACGTGGGACAGTCTAAACATATCCTTAGAGACTCTATTGGAGGTAAATGCCTTGGCTAGGAATTTTGTGTCGCATACGAATGGCACGCAGACAGTGGATGGCCGTACCGGCCAGAACAACAGGATGGAGCGCGGCGATTCCGTCGTAGCGAACCCCATTTGGAAGCCAGCGGCCCCGAATGCCTCCACCCAGCGTATCGCTTCGGCTTCATACGCGAATCAGGATGGTGGTTACGGGGAGATTACGGTGCGTGAAACCCCGTTCAATCAGCATGGCACTACGGGCAAGGTTGAACCGGCTACGCCGCAGCCCAACTTGAAGGGTCACAATGTTGCTCCGCACACGAAGCGGCCTGTTTCTGGTGGCCGTTGGAACCATCCCACCAAGATTAATCGCGGCACCACAACCTGACTATGGCGATCCTCCCACGGGAGGCGTCCTACGAAGACTTCTGTGATTACATCATAGAGGTGCGTGGGGATGTTCCTGACGCCGAAATAGACGAGTTATGGGACCGTCGGCATAACCTGTTGGGTTTGATGGTGAACACTGGTCGTGGTTACCGTTCCAAGTTGCCGCCCGATGAACAGTATCTGACCCGCAACGAGCGGGGCAGAAAGGCTGAGAGGGAAGCCTTGTCTCAAGGCCGCAACATTGAACGTCTACCCGACAAGGCGCATTTCTGATGGCCCGACTGACCCGTGCGGACAAGTATGAGATAATCCAACGCAAGTTGGAGGGTGCTGCCCGTTGGCGTGACGAAATGGGTTACGACGACCTGTGGCGTCGCATGAACGACCTGTACCGTGGGAAGCACTGGCCGAGAACCACCGCCAACGAGGATTTGGTGGCCGTCAATTTGGCTTTCAGCACGGTGAATGTGATTGCACCGTCGGTGTCGGTGAACTATCCGAAGATTGTCGTTTCCCCCAACGAGGAAGACAATCAGGATCATGCCACGTTTGTTGAGGCTGTCATCAACTATTTGTGGCGGCACCACGATTTCCGCAAGCCGTTTCAACGGTCGGTCAAGGACTTCCTTAT